CCACCAGATACCCGCAAGCTACGAAAAGGCACCCGCAAGGGTGCCTTTTTTATCAAAAAATTTGACAAATACAATCTAAATCTATATCCTAAAGGTATATTGTATACAAGGGGGGTCTACTGTGGAAATTATTGAAATCATCTTTGGCCTTGCGTTTACCGCCGGGGTATACTGCATTATCCCGCTTGCTGTTGCCGTACTTTGTAAGACGTCTATTGCAAAGAAGAAATATGCTATAATTTGCGTTATCGGTGAGGCTGCTATCGCCGTCGTATTTCAACTGTTGAGGTATGGGTTCGAAGTCAGCGGCAGCTCCTTTACCCCAGCTGTTATATGGGGTGTCATTTTCTATAACGTTGGTATATCCGTCCTTAGAAAACGGCACAGACTTTCGGATAGTACCCCACCCAAGCGCGAAATTCAGGCGCCTGCTCAGCAATCCGATACCTTAGACGATGCAAAGCAGTCAGTGGGATCTGTTGAACCGGCAGCGGCGTCGCCCGAGCTTACCGCACAACCTGCCGCCCCTTCCGTTACAGACACATGGTACACCTGCCCGGCTTGCGGTTGTCTCAATCGCTCCGGAGCTCCATGTGATTGCGGGTATGATCCCAGACCTCCCGCACCTGCGCCGAACCGCCGCAAGCATAAAGTTTCAACACTCTCCATTGTTTTATCGGCCACACTGCTGATCTCGCTGATTGTCAACATTGTGCAATACACCAATCTTTCAAAATGCCAAGCAGAACTTGCGGCAGCAGAGCAAAGCAACAAGTCATACCAGGAAGAACTTGATACCCTCTCCCTATACAAATCCAACGCTTGCGTTGTCTCTGTCGATAGCCGTATATATCACCGCGACCCCACTTGTGTTTATCGCGACAAATCGGCAGACTATTGGATATTCAATACAGAAGCTGCTAAGTCGCAGGGCTACCGCGCGTGTATGACTTGCTCACCAAAAGTGCCGGTTGTGACAACAAAAAGCTGAAGAGCATCCGCTCTTCAGCTTTTTGCTTTCTCATTTCACCACCGGCATCTTTACTACCCTGACTGCTTTAGGCGCATTCTGCGTAACTCTGGCGAACACCGGTGCCTTTGCCGTAGTTCTGACCACCGGCATCTGCACCGTCGGCACGCTCTGCGTGACCCTGACAAACACCGGAGCTCCTCCCGTGGTTTTCACCACCGGCATCCGAACAGCGGCAGTCTGCCCGCCGTGCCACGGTGCTTCATGCAGCTTGCTTTCCGCCCAGCCCTCGGAGTAATACAGCGCATCCTTCTGCGCCGCCGTCAGATTCAGACTGTCAATGGCCGACAGTTTTTCCGCTTTCTTTGTCATACCAGCGCTGGACGCCTTATACAGGTAATAATCCTCTGCGCTGATCCCTGCATTGATCTCAAGATCGGCCAGCGAAGTCAGTGTCTTATCGCTGGCCATGTCCGCAAAGTATATCTCCGCCTGCGTGTGCTCACTCATGCCGGAAGCACGCAGAAACTGAAATCTCCGCGACACCGCACTTTCTGTTGTTGTCGCCTTGAGATCCTTTGTACCGAAATAGTAGGTATAGAAGTCATCATAGGAGACACCGTTTTGCTTTGCATCCTGCGCACGCTGATATACATCCTTGTTGTAGACCTGCAATGCATATTCTGCGCCGAAGCAATCCTTGTTGGCATCCCGATATGCCGTATCTTCATCGGCTCCCGAGGACAGGTGCTTTTCTACCGCTTCCCTGTACGTCTCCTCCACCGCCATGGCATTTTTCTGGATACCGGTCACGACGGCCTTCAGCTCCCGCGTCTGTTGCCGCTTCTCCTTGTTCGACAGCTCCGTGGATTCCTCTGCCTCCCTGATCTGCTTCCACAGGTCAGAGCAGGCCGCCTGCTGCTTGCTCCACCACCTCCCTACGATGCCGGCGGCGGTGTCTCCGCCGTTCTTGGCATACTTCAGTTCATCCGCTTCATCGTAGAAGTCACTGCTGACCCGGTTGCTGCTCATGGAGTCAACGGTAAAAGCCTTCGCAAACATATTTCGCTCGGCCTGCGGCGTCAGTATCGGAAGGAGGAAATCCCCCACCACGCCGCTGTACTGATCCAGCACGTAGTTCAGTTTCTTGGGCGATATTCCCAGTGCCTGTCCTACTGTTTTGGAGAAAATGTCCGTGCCGCTGTCGTAACGCTCCCCCGGTGCATAGTTTTGCAGACGCTGGCTCTCAATGTCCCCGCTATACCATGTCCTTCCGGGGCTGTCCGGATCGAGCAGCTGTGAATCTACCAGTGCCGAGAAGATGTTGCTGGTCAGTGGATTCGCTGGTGCCACCTGACTGCCTACGGTGTTGACGGTGGACAGCACATCCACATCCTCCCCCCGCAGCGCGTCATATACGCGGTCTGCCGCAATACCAAACACGGATAGCTCCCTCCCCTTCGGGATCTTCAGCCAATACCCGTTGCCCAGCTTGAACATGTAATTGGTATCCTTGTCGCTGTCCCGCAGATCTTCCCACTCGTCATCATCGTTGTACAGGAGGGCATTCAGCAGAGAAGGTGCAATACCCAGTGCCGCAGCGCGCACAACCAACTTCGCCCATTCCTTCGCGCCCCTCGTCTCTGTGATCCGTCGGATGAGCTTATCGAGTCCCTGCACACCGGGATTCAGGAACGGTACATAGTTGGCGTTCAACACCTTGCCCAGCGAACCGGCGCGGCCAAAGTTCACCGTTATATCCGCCGCTGCATACAGTGCATCCGCCGCCGTAGCCAGGTCATTCACGGCCTCTCCTCTGGCCGAGGCTCTCTCGGCATTCTGCATCACGCCCATAAATTCCGCCAGACGGGGTGCCTGCTCTGCGGCCATGTTCAGAGCCTCCACACGAGCCATGAACTTGCCCATGGCGCCCTTCGGTTCCTTTACGGTTCCGGTGGTGTAGTCGAACACGGAGGAATACACACCACCCAACGCCTTGTAGAGCTGCCAGTATTCCCCGTTGTTTCTAATCTCAGCCAGGGCGCGGGGGTAATTCCGTGCAAATGCCGCTGCATCCCGTGTATTCAGTCCCGCCGTCTGAAGATCCCGTATCACGTTCCGCGCAAGAAACGTCGGATTATAGCCCGTCACCAGGGATTTGAAAAGGTTGTTGCTGGCGCGGATGACCTTTGTCACAGCGTTGCTCTCTGTCGTGTCCGGAGACAGTGCTTTCACCGCATCGAACAGCGTATCGTCCACCGTCATTTCCCACAGCGTCCCATTCACATAGGCGGTGACGGTCTTGTCCTTCGTCGGCCTTTCCACACTGACGTCGTCCAGCGAATCCGGATTAAAGTCATGTTCATATCGACTAGCTTCTTTTATATACCGGTTCACCTGGACAGTGTCCCCGGCCTGAATATAATCGTGCAGAAGTCTGTCTGCAAACCGGTTTTTACTACCTTCCCGCACTACCTGCATGGTCTGCTTTCCCAGTGCCTCATGCAGGGGCAGCAGCCTTTCGGTACCGCCCTGTGCGCGCCCCACGGTCTTTCCCACACGCACTGCATTCAGGTCACGGCCGGCGCCCGCGGTGCCTTTCTCCTGAACGCGCATAGTCGGCACATAGTTGGGATAGAACGTCTTCAGGAAGTCGGCGTCCTCCTGCGTTATCAGGCCGCTTTCGACGCGGTACTGCATCATATTGTCAATGTACTTCCGCACTTGAGCTTGGTACTCAGTGAACTCCGGATTCTGCCTCAGCAGTCTTTCCGCTCGCGCCCGACTGTCCCCCGCTGTGAACTCGTAGTCAAAAACGGGCTTATCCTTGATAGCTTCCGCCCTGTCCAACTCCCGAATGAGCCGTTCCTTCTCGCGTGCCAGTGCCGCCATGTCAGGATCCGGATCTTCTGTCATACGGTGCAGCTGTGCCGCCGTGTCCGTGCGGATATCCGGGTTGTTGGCGTCAAAATCACGCAGAGCCGCTCTCGCTTCCATCACACGAGCTTCCTTGTTTCGGGACAGGCTCATGCGGTCAATGTTATGCAGATCGTACATGTAGAGCTGGAAGTCGTGATAGTAACCGTCGCCCTTGGCGCGTATGGGCGAGAACACGTCGTTCAGGCTTGCACCCACCTTTTGCCCGCGTGCGTTTGTCTGGGCGTCTGTGATCATGTTCACACCTGCGGAGGACGATGCACGCGCCTGATTATAGAACTGGTACAGATACGGATCGCTTACCGCTTCCGACAGCTTCGTCACACTGTGCCCGGCGTCTACCATCTTCCGATAGAAGAAGTCCCAGGCGCTCCGCACAGCCTCCCTCTTGCTCTGCTTCTGCGGCACCGATTCGTTCGATACCATGTCGGCGGTCATAGCGTTCTTGTCCGCGTCAATGGGATCGGCTATATCCGCGAACAGACTCGCCAGCTCGTCCAGATCCGCCTGCGTTACCTGTTCCTGTGTCCTTGTTTCCGGAGGAGCCTCCTCCCCTGCCAGCCGCCGGAGCTTCGCATCGTATACAGCGTCACTTACAGTGTAGGGATCGTCAGTGAATGCGTTTTCGTCCTGCGCCAGGGCGTCCAGATAGTCGTTCAGTTCTGCGCTGTCCTCCGTTGTCAGACTCTCACTGCCGGTGTCGACCGGCTCGCTGCGCTCCGATATACCATACACGTCGTGCCATGACATATTTCCCGCCGGCACCGAGTCGGAATTACCGGGCTGAAAGATATTCCCGTCGCGCGTAGTTACCGGAGCATTTCCAACCGCCGGCATCTGCACCGGCACATATTCCCTTCCCAGCTGCATACCCTGTGTATTGACACCTTCCAGCTCCCGTGGTATAGTGGTGTCAGTAAAGGAAGGACTTTGCGGCAGTTCGTTTCGGACGTTAATCACAGGGACGGTGCTCTCAGAAGCACCGGGCATTGTGTCCTGCGGCTTGCGAGTTCTTCTTTTTCTTATGTACAGCGTATCTGTTTGCAGCAGCCTTTTGCCGTTGGCCACGCCTTGAATGGTAATGTAGGTATCTCCTATCTGCTTTTCAAACACTATGGCCTGCCGCCCTTTTCCATCACTTTCGGCAGACAAATATACATTGTCCGGTTGAGCGATGACCTCCGGTATCTGGGCAATGGCACTTTCTGTAACGGCTACCTGCCCCCGTGCGGCCTCTGCGGTGCTGTCTCCGTGTCCTTTCAGGATATGACGCACATCGTCTCCGTTCATCATGACACCATACCCGGAGATATCCACCCCGGACTCTGTCAGTATTCTTCCGGCAACATCGTTCGGAACGATTCCCATATATGCTCTGTCCACATTTTTCTTGTTGGTCAGGGCTTTTTTTACAAACGCAAGCGCTTCCTGATAGGTTGAGACTATTTTGTTTCTTCCACCGGAGGACAGGTTGACTCGTTCCTGCGGCGTATAAGCCGCAAGGCCGTTTTCGTTGTTCAGGCGGGAGATATTCTCCGGCTTTTCCGCCTGCCGCTGCGCCGCCGTCCGTCCGTTGGCGTCCACCAGCGTCGGCATCTGCACCGGCCGCGTCTCCTGCGCCGCCGGTGCGCTGCTTTTTGTGTCCCACAGCTGCCCGGCGCCGCCGATGGTACCCATGGCCGTGCCCAGCAGGAAGTCATAGGCCATCTGTGCCGCGTCGTCCGCTGTGAAGATGGCCCCGGTGCCGTCGTCCAGCCCCAGCGCCCGATCCGCCAGCGGGTTCAGCACATCGGAAACGACTTCTTCAAGACCTTCACCGCCGGAGTTGATAAGCCACACAGCGGCCCGCTGGCCTGCTTCTGTCTTGGTCAGCTTGTCGGCCACTTTTTTCACAAGCTCGTCCGCCGTACCGGCGCCGTAAGCCTTGGCGAGACCGCCGAACAGCTTTTCCGTCAGCACCTCAATGGTGGCGCCCTTCAGGCCGGACAACGCCTGCTGCCCGGCTGTCTTACCCTCCCGCCGGGCCTCGGCGGAGGCATCGCCGTACACACGGCTGGCCATGGATACCATGCCCGCGCCCGGTGCGATGGCGTTCGCCGCCGTGTCGGCCAAAAGCTGCGTACCGGTGTACCCCAGATCCACCAGGAATTGCCCCACCTTTCCGCTTCCCTCCTTGGCGGCGGCCACGTCCTTGTCAGCGCTGGCCTTCAGCCTGTCCGAAGCGGCGAAGGCGTCGTTGGCGGCCTCCATCGTCCTGGCCTTTTGGCTCGCCGTGGCGTCCTTGTAGACGTTCTCCATCTGGGCGATCTTGCCGTCGGTGTAATGCGTGTTGAGTATCTTATAGTACCGGCTTTTTTCGTCCACCGTCAGCTTCTTGCCCGTGCGGGGGTTGACGCCGGTTTTCAGCGCCTGCTCATAGAAGGCCTTGTTGTCCTTCATCTGCTGGACCTTCTTGTCGTATTCACCCTTTTGCATGGTCTCCTGCAGGTTGCCCATGCCCTCCACGATACTGCCTCCGATGTTGGCGTAGGAGGAGCCGATGCCCTTTACTGCGGCGCGTGCGGTCTTGTACGCCTTTTCCAGCAGCTCCCCGCCGCCGGAATAATCCCCCGCGCCGAACGCCCGGATATTCGCCAGCCTGTCCGTGGCTGTCTCCTGCTTTTTCACCTGCGGCATGGTCGCACGCCCGCCGCCCTGTGCAGCCGGCTTCTGCGTCACGGCCTTCACTATGTCAACGCCGGAAGGTTTCTTCGCACCCACCGTCGGCATCTTTACGCCCGTGGCGGATCCGGCTGCTGGTGTTGTTTTCGGCGCTTCCAGCGTCGGCATTTTGATGGCTGGAAGCGCGGCAGGCTGGGACGCCTTCTGCGTCCCAGCCTTTTTCATGTTATCCAGATATAGCTCATAAAGCGTTTTTGCCATAGCTGCGCCCTCCTGTCAGCTCGCCCATCCGTTAGCCTGCAGGGTGGCCGCAAGGTCTCTCTGTTGTTCGGCACTCAGTTGTCCCCACGCCTGCTGGATGATCCGATTTGCTACCGCGCCCATACCGCGAGATGCATACATCATAATGTTCCGCTTGACTGCATCGTAGTTATCCAGCCCGGAACCCGCATCGGCGCCGGCATTGTCTGCTGTATCGGCACCTGTGCTCCCACCATAACTGGATGTCCCGACGTTTTTATACGCGTAGGTCTGCGCAGTCGAGCGTACCTTTGCTCTCTCCTGCTCCCGCTGCTGCAGATAGTTATTGTACTCGCTCTGGATCTGGCTCAGGTAGTTCGCCATCTGCTCTGCCATCTGCGCGTCCCCGGACAGCCGGGCTGCCGTGATGGCCTGCTGCAGCTGCGCCATGGTGTCGTTGTACTGCACCTCAAGATCGGTGAGGTCATTCTGATACGCCGTCTCTGCCGCGATCCGCTGGCTGTCCGCCATGCCGCCGTACACGCCGTTGGCTGCCAGCTCCTGATCCATATTGCGCTTCGACAGCATCTTGTTTATGTACGCCCGTCGCGCCGCGTCCTCATAGCTGGTTCCCGCCTGGTCGATCTGCCGGTTGTAGTCGTCCACCGCCTGCTGCACCTGCGAACTGATGGCGTCCCTCAGCCGCTGCTCATAGTCGTTGGCGCCCATGCGTTCCAGAAAGCTCTCCCACGACATGTCGCCCGCCTGCTCGTCCTGCTCCAGCGCCTGCCGGTAGGCGTTCCACGCTTCCTCCGCCGTCATGCCGCCGGAGGCCGCCGAGGAGTTGGCGCCCCACAGCCCGTCCGCCGTGGTGCCGTAGTATTCCTGCATCTGTCGGATCTGGTCTGCGGTCAGTCCACCGTTGCTGTAGCCGCTTCCGCCGTTGTATCTACCGGAATTGCTTCCGGCATTTCCGCCTCCGACCGCATTGTTTACAGCACTGCCGGCTTTCGTGTTGTCCCAGTTGCCCTTGGATTCGCTGTTGCCATCAAAGAGACCCTGCACCGTTTTCTTGATGGTGTCCTGTACGGAGGATCCGCTTGCGGCCTGACCACCGGCGCCGGCCGGAGAACTGGGCTTTCTCGAGGTGCTCCCCTTGGCAAATACGTCCCAGTTCTCCTTCTGCTGCTGGCTGAGCGAGGGCAGCGTTGTCCCCGAACCGGTGCCCGGTGTGGTGCTCTTGCCCGCTCCGTTAAAAAAATCATTTACACCCTTTGCCACGGCGCTTCCCGGCGAGGTGGTCTTGGGCGTGGTCGTGCCGCTGCCCTTCTGATAGATATTCGTCCCCGTGCCCCGGCTGCCGGACGCGTTGGAGCGGGACGGTGTGGTGATCTTATTTTTCTGTGTGTCCTTCCTCGGCATGGTCGTTTACCTCCTTACTCCCGCAACAGCTTGCGCCACGTGTTCTTACCCACGATGCCGTCGGCACTCAGGTGGTTGCGCACCTGGAACGCCATCACCGCGCCGCGGGTGGCGCCGCCGAAATCGCCGTCCGCGCCGTAGGTGCCCAGATCGTAGCCCTTGCCACGAAGCAGCTCCTGCAGCACTCTGACCTTATCACCCTTGTCGCCTTTACTAAGCTGCGGGAACACCGTCGTAAAGCCCTCTGCGGCGCTCTCTGCGGGCTTTCCCGCCGCCGTGCCCTCGGATATCTCCTTGAACGGAAAATGCGTCCCAGGACAGCCCGTGGCGTTCACGTCGCTGTGCTTCTGCACCTTGGTGATACCGTACTTGTCCTTCAGGTACTGCACCAGCTCCTGCCCGGCCTTGCGCTGGGCATCGCCCATTGTCTCGGTCATGAAGTTGCCCTCGAAGCAGATGCCGATGCTGTCGTAGTTGTTGTTCCCCGCGTGAGCACCCACCACATTCTCCGGCCGGCCGCGATACACTCTGCCGTCCTTGCGCACGAAGAAGTGATACCCGATGCCCACCCAGCCGTTGGCCAGGTGCCAGCTGTGGATCTGCTGCGCCGTACACCTGCTGGCGGCAGCGTGGTGCAGGATAATGCGCGTGGTGGAACGGCGCTTTGTCAGTGCGCCGTTCCACTTGTATGTAACCTCGTTAATCATCATCGTCCGCCATGCCCTCCGTCTCCACCGGCACGGTGGCTGCTCGCTTTTCGGTCACGGTCTTCAGTTTTTTGATGAGCTTCAGCAAGAAACCGGGCACCGGCACACCCAGCGCAGCCACATTTTCCAGAATGGAAATCAGCTCGTTGATGATCAGCCACACCGTGGCGATGGCCGCCAGCAGGAACTCCACCTGAATATGGATGCCCACCTGCGCCATGCCGTACCGCATCAGGTAGTCCACCCCCATGGCGGCCAGCACGATCACCAGATATCCCAGCTTCTTCAGGATGCCCCGGATGCCGATCCGGGAGCACAGCTCCCCGGCGTTCCACGCCTTCGCCATGCCGGTACCGTAGTCCACCAGCATAGCCACAACCAGCACAGCCAGCGGGATCACCAGCTGCACCAAATAGCTGCTCAGCACGCCCAGCGCCGCAGCCACCACCGCATACAGGGGATTCATCGTCTCTTTCATGTCATTTGTCCTTTCTGTCCTGTTGGACTGTCTGCTGTTTATTTCTCGTCCGGGTACTGCTCCCGAATTGTAGCCTTCGCGTTGGCAATCATTGTGGTCAGCTCGTTCGCCTTGCTGTTGCCCTCGGCCTGATACTCCTGCCACTTACGATTCGCCTCATCAACAGTCAGCATCTTGCCCTCGTAGCTGATGACCTTGTCCGTCTCGTAGGCGCGTTCCCGCAGCTCCTCCGGGGTGTAGGGGATGTACTCCCAGTGAATCCCCTCTGCCTCGCTGTAAGACAGGACGGCGTGGGTATTGGGGTGATCAACGCGGGCAGGGTATGTCTCCTTCTCGACGAGCTGGTCATAGCTGCTCTGCTGACCAAGCAGAACGGCCTTGTTGTCTTTGATTGTGTAGATGTACATTGATAAACCTCCTTAGTCGGTGTTGTACATTTCAATTGCGGAAATAACTACGTCTGACAGTGGCCACCAGAAAGTGCTTGTACCTATGGCATAATAAGTTTGGGTCGTATTAGGGGCTGTTGTTATAGTATAATTTCCGTCCGAGGCTGGTGGCGTACATTGTGCTATTGCTCCTTTTGAGAGAGTCATTTTCAAAACCCAATAGCTCTGTTCTCCAGTGCAATGTATTCCAACAACATTTTCAATTGTTTGTCCACTGACGTTGGAATAAGCCATAAATGGTTTTCTCGTTCCGTCTGAAAGGAGTAAAGAAGCTTCTTGCACTGCACTATCCCAATTCGCTGCAGTAGCAGGGAACGTCACCTTAAACCCAGCAACCCCACCTCCACTCGCCACATCCACTGTCACATCTACCTTCTTCAGCGCATCATACGGTGCATCGGGTGTGACTGATACGGTGCCGTTGGAGGTGATGGTGAGCGCCTTGCTGTCTTGGACGGCGGTATCGTCGGGCTGCTTTACGCCATTGGCTTGAAGCCACGTGAGCAGGTCTCCGGTGGGCGGGGTGTCGAACGTGAGCTTGCGGTAGACCTCGGGATCGAATTCATACACACCACTAGATCCGGGGTCGTATCCCGCCACTTCCACATTGTCATAGCATAAAACAACATACAGGCCTGTATACGTCGTCCCAATAGATGTAAACTTCTGCCCGTTGGATGTAAATGAAATCTGCGTAGTCACCAGTTCGCCACTTGCGCTGCTTTTGATCACCCATGTTTCCTTTGCCGCGCCGGGAGATGATGCCTCAAGTGTGCCGGTGATTTTCCGCCCTCCCACATACGCTGTTTTCCCTTTTGCGATGTCACCTGCCGCTGCGTTTGCGTCGTAGGTGTCCACAAATACAGCGGTGCCTCCGGCCATCTTAGGCACCGCAATGCTGGGAACACCCATGTAAGACGCACCGGCAATCTTCAAATTCTGCGCCATGCTTGCCCTCCTTTAAAAGATCGTCAGCATCTTTGTGGTACCGTCCTGCGCCACCGTTGGAAATGTGGCTGTGCCGGTTTTCTTGGTCAGGCTGTTGGCGAAGAAGGTCACGCCCTTGGGGACGGTGGCCTCCGTTGCCGTGGCGGACACGTCCACCGCCTTGACCGTTACCTTTTTCAGAAGCTTTCCCGCGGACGGCGTGATGTCCTGCGCCGCTGTGGAGGGTGTGGCCTCCTTTGTCTCGGTGGGCACAGTCTTGGCGACCGCCGTGTCATAGATTCCTGCCGGCACGCTGATGTTCTCCCCGGACACAGACACGTCCGCCGCGCTCTTGACCGGCTTGGTGCCGGTGACCTCGTTGCCGTCCACCCACGCTTTCTTGCCGCTGCGAATATCGCCCGCCACCGCGTCACCGGAATCGGTGTCCACGAACTTGGCATTGCCGCTGCCGCTCGCCAGAGGGATGCTGACGTAGGGCACGTTGGCGTAGGTAACTCCGTTAATAAGCACGTTCTTTGCCATAGTATCAGTCTCCTTATGAAATAGTCAGCTCAGCTCCGTTGTAGGTAATGAGCCCGTATTTGCTTCCGGGTGCCCCCGTGGAAATATTGCTGATCGCCAGCGCGAACCCGTCGGGGAAAGACAGCTTTGCCGTTGTGCCGCCCTTTGCGCGGATAGCGTTTGCCACCTTTTTCAGGTCGACGTTCGTGGTGAGATACTCCACGACGGTGGTATCCTCCTGCAATGTGGCATTGGATTCCAGCCACGCCCGGAACTCACCCACCTGTGCTTCTGAAAAAGTCACGCTCTTGTAGTCACCTATTCCGGGCACCCAAGCGTTGTTTGCGTACACATCCATGTAATTCCCGCTTGCGCCGTAGAACCGCAACCGCCCGTCCGTCGTTGTCTTCATTAGGGAGAAAGTCTCGTCGTTTGACGTAAACCCACCTGCTGAAGACAGCGCCTTTGTGATTTGCAGCGTGTTGTTGAGCACCCACACCTCGGCCATCAGAACTCACCCCCGTTCGCGTTCGCCACCGTTTCGGCAACCCAAGAGCCGGAACTGCTTACGCGCAGGAACTTACCGGCATCGTCAGCTGTAACTACGGGGAGGTCGCTGCCGCCGGCCGAGGTGGGCATCTGCTTCCACCCGCCCCCGACATCGTCCTGAATGTACTGCACGTAAAAATTGCTCAGCTGGTCTACCAGCAGGATAATGGCGTAGTGCTTTTTGATTTGAGACAAGACCACCAATCCACGCAGGGAACTGGATGCCGCCGCTGCTGCTGCCGGTACGTCCGTAGCGTTTCTGTTCACGTATACCGTGTATACACCCGGAACCGTCTTGGTAAGGATCGTATCAACCAGTGAAGCACCGCTCCCCACATATACTCCGTATGGGTTGCTGTAAGTTCCACTGTTCAGCGGGTTGATGTACTTGAAATTAAGGCCGGGGAATGTCAGCGACTGCAAAAACCGGTTTACACTCTGCGCCGTCGCACCGTCAACGGAGATGTTGCCCTCCCCGTCGTCGGTGAAGGACAAGCCCACCCACTCCAGCTCCTTTGTCGCGGCATTGACGTGAAGATACTTTCCCGCATCAGCATCTGTAACGGTGGGTGCAGACCCATCCTGCAACTCCTTGATAGCTACCGGCACAGTTTTCAGGCCAATGTCTCTGTACTTCGTATCATAGTTCAGCCTCTTCGTCCGGTTGAGCTGCCAGATGTCGACCTCGGAGGGGGCACCATAGTTGGCGCATGACAACACGTAATAGTAAGTTTCATCAGTATATGTAAACTCAGCTTTTACGTCGCTCATGTAGGTGAGGTAATAAAGCACTGTGCTCTGCCGTACCACCACCATGCTTCCAGAGGCATAAGCCGACCGTATCTCCGCAAATGTTTTATCGGCGGATAGACCATCCGGGTCGGGACCAGTAACGACTTCCACCTTAAAGATATAGCTCGCACCTCCCGCCGATACGCCTGTATCCGTTTCCCCGATATACCAGTTGCCGTTGTCGCCGATGTGGGGTGTGGTGCCGTCGGTGCCTTTTAGTGTTCCCTTATAGGTAATGTTGGCGCTGCCGCTGCCATCCGCTTTATTTGTACGGCTCGTGCATAGTCCGACATTGCCGTTATCGGGGTTATAAAGCCAATCGCCCTCGCCCCATTTAGGCGCGGCTGGCCAGCCAGTCCATGCAACGACCTGTGGATTTGAGGCTTTCACACTGTGCTGATACCACCCACGGCCGCGTGTCCCGTCCTCACCTACGGCCGTATACTCCGTGGCTACATACGCACCCTGTGTTACGTCCCACAGCTCCCACTTGCCGGAGGAGCTGATGCGGGGCGCGTGCTTGATGCTCTCCTGCGCAGATGATGCATACGTGCTTGCGTTCCTCTCACTTACCCTGGCGCTGCTTTCATATGTTTTGGCGTTATTTTCGCTCTGCTTTGCCGCACTTTGGCTTTTGGCGGCGTCCGTTGCCGCAGATTCCGCAGAGTTTCTTGCACCGTTTGCTGTAGACGCGTAACTTGCGGCATTTCTTTCGCTTGACGCGGCGTTCGTTGCACTTGTTGCCGCACGGTTGACATAGCTCAGCAGCATACTCTTCAGCGCACCGGAGAGCATGGTATCCGTGATGCTGCCTTCCTTGACGGTGGCCTTGACCTTGCTTCCCGATACGCTCCACTCAATAGTGCTGCTGTCGTCAAACTCTGTGGTAGTCACAAAGGCCGCAAGGCTCACCGTTTCCGTGCTGCCGTCCGCCAGCGTCAGGAGCAGACTCTGGCTGTCTTCGTCATAGGTGAAGTTCACCGCCACTTTTTCCAGCGCCGTGTCGATCACGATCTTTGTCCCGTTTTCTCTGGTGAAGGTAAAGGTGCCGGTCGCCTCGTCCAGCTCCACGGATTTGATGTGCTTATTCGTCACATCCTTGTCGCTTTTCAGCTTCAGCGCCGCCTCCGTAACCGCCGATGAGATCTTACTGTCCAACGCTGTTTTGACGGAATTCAGAATAGCCTGTATCGTTGCCCCGGACAGCCCGTCCACTGCAGCACCGATCTCGCCCGCGCCGGTGGCGGCCATCAGCGCATCGATCAGGCCGTTATAGTCCTCCTTTACCGCCTCCCGAATCAGCCGGTCAAACAGCATTTTGTTCGTGCGGGCGCTGCCGCTCAGCTGATCCGGCGCGGCCACAACGCCCTTTTCCGCGATGGCGGCGTCTGTGATCTTATGGTCACTCAATGCCATGCTGCCACGCTCCTTTCATCGCTTGTAGTTGTTGCCCGGCTCTCGATACTGCACACCGAAGGCGTACAGGCCGAAGGGCTCGTTTTTCTCCGTGTTCTGAAGGCGGAACCGAACCTTGTCCACCTTTTTCAGCTTGACCTTTCCGTACAGTGTGCGCGGTGTCCTGTCGCCCGAGAACGTAAATTTTTCAAAGTCGATATACTCCCAGGTCAGGTACCGCGCCTTGGCCTTGGCGTCATACACCTGCTGCCAGTCGCCCCGCACCAGCGCGAAGATCTTCACGCCGGTATAGGGAGATGCCGCCAGCCTTACAGCAACGCCGGTGAAGGTCTTTACGTGGAAGAACAGCTCGCCGTCCAGATCCGCCGTCTCCCAGTAGGCGTTGATAGCAGCGCCGTCATCGCTGTACCCCGCCGGAGCGTCTGTGTCCGTCGTAAACCGGCACAGCTTCCCGCCGGCCGTACCGAAGCACAGCGCCCCGTCGCCGTCTGTGAACACGACCTTTGCGGGGATATCCGGGAAGTAGTACGCCTCATACTGATAGCTGCTGTACGGGCTGTTCTTCTCGTATGTTTTTTGCTGCATGTCCAGCAGGTAGATCGTGCCGTCCAGCGCCAGAACATAGAAGTCACCGTACATGCATGCACTGGCGTGCTCTCTGCCGGTTGCGGCACGCAGTGCGCTTCCAATGTAATAGCTGCGCTCCTGGCTGTACTTTTCGCCGGTCAGCTCCTCCGCCGTGATCGCAAACACGCCCCGGTCGGTTAGAAACAGCGGCTCCTTGTCCGTCCGGCAGAAGCTGTCCGGCGCCACGGCGTCTTGTCCTATGATGGTGTTGGTGATCCGGAATACCGCCGCTCCGTTCTCATCCAGAGAGCCGGTACGGATGACCACATTTCGCCCACCGGCGCTGCCGGAGAGGAACGCCGCCAGCGTATTGCTCAGCACGGTATAGCCCACCACCTCGCCGCCGTCTCTGGCGATCTTGGTATAGTTGGTGTCCGGAAAATAGGACGGGTCGTCAAACTCACTGTAAAAGTCGGTGCCCTTCTTCCCTGCGTTCCCGCTGAGAAACACCCGGTCTGTGGAGCCGCCCACACCGTACACCGCCGAGATGGTGCAGTTATTGATGGTGTCCGCATACCCGTCCCGTGTCTTAGCTGCGGTGATGCGCACATTGTCCTGTCCTGTCACCGGGCTTTCGCCCGGTGCCGTGGAAAAGGTAACGGTACCCGCCTCCCTGTCCACGGTAAAGTCGGTACCCTCTGTCTTGGCCACCCATTCGCCGCTGCTGCCGAGCACCTCCGCCGTCACGGGATCGTTGTCCAGTCCTGCTGTGGTCAGCTGGTAGACGGTGGCATCCTTGGTGCCCAGAAAGCTCTCTGTCCACTTTCGGCCTATGAGATTCAGCCCCTGATACACCGTGCCTCCGCCGGTAGGCCGTCGGGATATGATGACGGTCGGCACCGCAGCGCTGTCGCTGACTGCCGAGAGCGTCGTGCCGTCATATACGCGGTACACGCTGCCGTCCATCAGATACAGCTTTTCATCGAACACGAAGCTGCGGCTCACGGCGTCAGCCATAGCGCCGATCTCCACGAGTGTCCACGCGCCGTCCTGCCCGATGTCCCGCCGATACAGCTTTTCTCCGGCGTGTACCAGCAGCTGCTTACCCAGCCGGTGTATGCCATTGATGGTTGCGCCGCCGGGTGCCGTGATCATGGTGGTATATCCGGTGCGCTTGCGCACCTTTCCCACCTGATCGCGGATCATGTTGGGAGCCTCCGGCGACCGGGATTTGTCTACATTGCTGGGGCTGTTGTTCAGATCAACGCCCCGGAACGTCTCCACCACCAGACTGTACGTCTTTCCGGCCGCCGGTACTGTAAACTGTGCCATGCCTTACCACCATCCTGTCGTATTACGCACACCAGCGGCGCGGATACCCGCTCCGCTGGCTGCGTAAGCTGTCTGAGCCTTTACAAGACCGTCCTCATACTCGTTGCGCCATAGCGTAGCCAGAGAGGGATCGTCCTCCTTGTACAGCTCTCCGGCGATATACAGCGGGATCAGGGCGGCGGCCTCCGGTGCCAGGTCAATATCCTCGCTGTCCGGCGTCTCCGCCGTGATGGTCTGCGGGTACGCCCTGTACCACAGGGTGTAGGTGCCCGCCACCTCACCGGGGATCACGAACACGTCGTCACCCTCCATACGCCAGTCCTCCGCCGTGCCGTAAATACCGCCGGCGTCCAGCATGACCTCGCTTCCGTTCAGGCAGCGAAAACGCGGCAGATAGTGCCGCAGGGCTATCTTGTAAAGACTGTCCCGCTTCACAGGCAGAGTCAGGTTTTCTGCCGACGCCGATTCGCTATCAGCGTCGATGTCGATCCTGATCTGCCACATCTTCAGGAGGGGATGGCCCACCAGCGCCAGCTGCTGCAGCGCTTCGTTGGCCTTGCCGGGCATGGCGTTCAGGTATTCGCGGTTTACGTCGTCCTCTACCAGCACTTCCCCGTCATTGGAGAACATGGTCTGGAGCGCAACAAGCTTTACCTCTCCCCACGTCATGCCGCCACCGCCTTATCAGGTCAGGTCGGTGCCGGTGGAGATGTTGCCCACGGCCACGTTGCGCCAGTCGGCAAAGCCGGCATTGTACCTGGCGCGTCCCTGCCACACGTTGTTGTCGTTGTTGGTGTCGATGATGGAGTTCACCTCCAGCGGCACGCGATCCTGCCAGATGGCTCCGTCGTTGATGTCGTTGAACTTGCTGTCCAGCAGGAACCAGGGCTTTTCACTGCCGTGCCCCAGCTCCTTCAGCAGCTGCGTCAGATAGGGGTCAACGATCACGTTCCAGCGGCCGTACTGGTAGTTGTAAGCGTTGTTGGATGTGGTGGGATCCTTGTCCGCGCCGATGGCGGAGAGCACCGCGTCCTTCAGCCCTGCATCGTTGGGGATCCAGATGGTATCCGGCGCGATGCCCAGCAGTTCACCGTTGTCGCCGGTGAGATTCTGCATCTCCGTCTCCACCTTGCCCAGCAGCGAGGCGCTGAAGGTGCCCTTGTACACATTGGACTGCTTGTTGCCCTTCACCTTATTGGGGTGTACCGTGCTGAACAGAGCTTTACCGTCCGCACTGGAGCAGTCGAACGTCTTGCCCTTGAACTGTACGGTGGTGCCGTACAAGCCGCCCACATACAGCGCCCGTCCGAATTTCTCGCGGGTGCGGTTGTAGGAGGTCACCAGCTTGTTGGCGCGCTGCTTCATGGTGCCCAGTCGGGCGTCCTCCACCAGCTCCTTCGTCACGGCGAAAGAATTCTTGAAGGTCATGTTCTCGATGATCTTGCGATAGCCCTCCTCAAAGCCGGTCTTGGGATAGTCGCCGCCCTCTCCCACGGGCAGGAAGTCGTCCATGGCCGTCTCACTGGAATAGCCCTCCGCCCAGTGCTTGCTCTTGTCCATGCGGAAAAGATAATGCAGCAGGCTCTCCCGCTGGAATGCCTCGCCGCGGCTCTCCAGATAGGCCTTCAGGGGCACCTGGCAGTCGCCGTAGATGGAGCCCACCAGCCCGGAGCTGATGGACACAGTCAGATAACCGCTCATGTTATATATCTCCTTTCACTCTCTCAGAACTTCACCGTCACGGCATCGCCCACGGTTTGCCCCTCAATCGAGGTGATCTCCGCCACGCCGCCGGTGGTGGTTGCCGTGACCTGCATCCCGTCTGTGTGCAGCGTCACCTTGCTGCCCACGGCCAGCGTGGTGCCGCTGGCCGGTGCCGCCGCCAGTGTGGTGCCGAATTCCATGTACTTCTGCACCTCCACACACGGAACACTGCCGTCTTTCTGGATTCCGCCTACGCACACATGGCTGGGCACATCCGTACCGCTGGCTTTCGTCACCTTTCCGCTGGCCAGCTTCAGCGCCTCGCCCACAGCGAACGTCTCGTCGGCTGCAGGCTGCATATACACGATAGGGGGCGTCAGCCCCACCTTCATTCTGCTGAGCATAAACATGTTGTTGTGTCTCCTTTCCGCTCCGTCCCCGGAGCATCACTGTTTGTAAAAAGCGCCATACGCGGCGTTGATCTCTTCATCCGTAGCCTCGGGGTTGACCTGCCGGTACATGTCGCGCTGCTGTGGTGTGGCCACATAAGGTGCCTCCCCTGCCGCACCGGGCACCGGCGCCATGTGGCGCTTGCCGCTGGCCTGCTTGATGCCCGCCTGCTTCGCCGCCTCCATGCGCCGCTTGTCCACGGCCTCCCGGTTGGCCAGATAAAAGGCATCCTCAATGGAAAGTCCCTTCTGGATGTAGGCATTGAAGGCCTCGCCGGTGGGCATAGCCACGATGTCCTCAAGACTCTGGATGCCCTCGTCATACTTCACCCGCACGGCGTCCACACCCCGCCGGATGGCATCCTGTGCCTGTGCCGTCACGCCCTGCGCCTGTGCGCTGATACCCTCCAGCCGCTGACGCTGCAGCTGCTCACGCAGCGGCCGCACAGCATCGTCTACCAAGCCCTGCAGCGCCGCCGGATCCACGCCGGAGTTCTGAAGCTGCTGCTGGCGTTCCTGCCTTTCCGTGGCCTCCCGGTACGCCCGGAAGTCCGCCTCGCTGCGGATGGGCTGGTTGGTGTAGGGGTTGATCTGTCCCTTGAACAGATCGGCATACACCGCGTCCACCCGCGCCTGCGCTGCGGCGGTCATGGCCTGTCTTTCAGCCTCCCGCTCCCGCGCCCGTCGTCCGTATGCCTGACGGCGGCGCTCCTCGGCGCTCTGCTCCGCCGGCTTCCCCGGCTCGGCCGGCGTGTCCTCCTCCGGTGTACAGGCTCCGTCGTTCCGGCCGCCAGCTTTCGGCTCCTGCGCCGCACCGCCGTTCTCAGCGGCACCGCCGCCGACTTCCGGCTCTCCGCCCTCCTCGGGCAGCTCCACGCCAAAGGCGTCTGCGTAGTCCTGCTGGGTCACTCCGTTTTCGTACATGATGTTTTCCTCCGATTTTCACGCTTTCGGTGCGAAATCGCCCCTGTACCGCCGGGGCAAGGCGAAATGTTCCGGCCATGCCGGTAAATGTTCCATTTTTTTCGGTTAACGTCCGCTTTTCTGAAAAACATGCACGTATAACGCGCTTAGCCGGCGTTACTTGCTCTTTTTCTTGCCGCCGGTGCCGTTGCGCAGGTCATCGCCGGTGTAGCGCACACTGCCCTTCTGGGCGGGCGCCGCCTTCTGCGCCGGCGCCTCGATGCGCTGGCTGCCCACATTGGCAACTCTGCCCGCATAGCCGTTCTTCTTGTCCATGTCCACATCCTCCTTTCCCCAGTTTTCCGGGTCTTTTATCGCCGTCCCGCCGGCGAAACGTTGGCCAGTTCGTTCCGAAGCTGCGGTGGATGCCCCGCCTTCCGGCAGGGCGTCCCCATTTCAAGACAGGAGGAAATCTGTCCAGGCATGGGTGACGTGCGAGATCACCCACCGCAGCCCCGGAGCGCCGTTTTATCCCTCTGTGCCGCCGGTATCCGCCGCCGGCGCGGCCTTTTTCTTCTCCAGCCGCCTGTCGAAGCGGACGCACCGGGGATTCCGGCACACATAGTCCGTCTCGCTGGTGCCGTCCTCGGTCACCTTCACGCTGTAGATCATCAGCTCCAGTCCACACTCAGCGCATTTCATACGCCCTCGCCTCCTCCCGTCAGCCCGGCCAGAGCATCTGCATCCGCCGGAGCTGTCCGGGACGCTGCCTGCGCCGCCTGTTGGCTCTCCATCTGGCTTTTCAGGCTCTTCACCATGTCTCCCGCCATGGGATAGTGCAGCTTCTCCATCTGCTCCCAGAACCGCAGCAGCGTGGCAATCTCCTGTGTGCTGCCCAGCGCCCCCTCCTGGAAGTTCATGCGCGTCTCCTTCCACAGCGCCTGCCGGTCTGCGGCCAGCGGCGCCGAACCGTCGCAGGAAAACAGAAAGTCCGTGTTGTACTGCCAGTCCCCCGCCTCGTCCCGATAGAGGAAGTCGTGCCGGTCGAAGGTCACGTACTGTACGTCACCGTGCTCGTCCGTCCGCCGGATGGCACGCGCTTCATCGCAGTAGGCCAGCATCCACTTGAAGATGGCCTCAAAGAGATCCTGATACATGGCGCGCTTCATCACGCGCTTGCTCTCCAGCCGTCCCGCCGCCTGCTGCGCGGAGAACTCCTTGGCCACAGCGCTGGTGGCTGTAGGATCCTTCCGCCCCTGCATACTGTCGGTGATGCCGATAGTCTGCCGCGCCTGCTCATAAAGCTGCGCCATCATCGTCAGGTCGGTGCTGATGTCCACCTGCGTATTGAAGGTGCGGATCTTCTCCAGATCGGCCGGATTGTCCACCTCTACCCGCACACCGTCCCGGTCGTTGATGAACCGCGCCCCGGTGGGCACCGTGGTGAAGCTGCCGCCGGACAGCACCTTCGTGTTCAGCTTTGTGCAGATCTTGTTGAGGCTGTTCTGCTGGTCAAAGATGGCGTCCAGATCAGAGCTGCCCCAGAACCGTCCCGGCATGGACACGTTTTTCCGTATCACCAGCGGGAACACATCCGGCTTGTAATACGGGATCCTCGTGGGCTCCTGCCGGAAAGCCGCCTGCGGCGCGATCACCGCCGCTGTGCCGCCCGGCTGCATCTGCGGCAGCAGCGTGTCCGTCGCCACCGGCTGTCCCAGCTCGTCCCGCACCTCGCTCACCGACGGGATCACCGTGCCGTCCCGCAGCGTGATATCCTCCGTCAGCTCCTCGTCCTCCATGACCTCATCCTCGAACCTCCGGGAGCCGCAGTAAGCGCACTTCTTCCCGTCGCCCACCGCGCCGCACACGGTGCAGCGGTGCACCCGCCGGAGCTGGTAGTCCTCCAGATCCTCCAGCACCGTGTCGTTCACCCACCGCAGCCGTCCGATGCCGCCCTTGGCGTTGCGGTAGTACACCGTCACCATGGTCACCAGCTCGTCCGTGGTGTCCGCCGACGCACCCAGTCGCCGGGCGTCCGGGTCGCTCTCGTCCTCGTCCGCCACGCTGACGCCATAGAACTTCCTGATCTGCCGCTTGGTCTGCGGCGTTTTCAGGAAGAAAAAGTCCATGTCCGATACCTGCGTGACACCAGCCTGCGGCACAATGCTGTACGGGTGTACCAGGCTCACCTTCAGATCGCCCAGCCAGTCCTTGCCGCTCACGCTGTCCAGCCAGTCTACCAGCAGGCCATAGCCGCCCTGTACCGGGCTGAGCCGCTCGCCCTCGTCGTTCAGCCGCTCGGAGGGCAGCCTGTCCATCACGTCCCGCAGCATGGATTCGATGATGGAAGCCAGCTCCTCGTCCTCCTGCCGCACCGCCGTAACCTTGGGCGCAGGAATGGTGCTGTCCACCTGCGTCTCGATCACCTCGAAGCTCACGTTCCGCACATGGCTGGCAAGGCTGTCCGCCGCCACGCTGCCGTCCGGCGCGTAGATGGTGTGGTCGCCCTCGTACTGCTTCTCCCGCCGGAGCATCCGCGCCCGCTCTCCGGCAATGGCCGTCTCCGCCAGCGCCAGCCGCTCCTGCCACAGCTGCAATTTCTCCCGATCCGCTCTTTTCATGGTTTCCTCCCGTCAAAACTCCCGGCTTCCGCCGGTCAGCATCGTTTCGTAATCATCGGCGCCGTCGTCCGCGTCCTCACGGGCGTCCATCCGTTCCACCATGTCGTGCAGCATGGCCAGTGCCTTCAGGCAACCCTTGGCGTCAAACTGCCACTGACCACTCTCCACATACTCACGCAGATTGCTGTCCCACTCCAGCACAGGCTTTGCGGCGGCGCACCGCTCATACACCCGCCAGACCTCCACCGCCAGCGAGTGCCGGGTGATGCCCATGCTGTCGAACTCCTCCTTCAGCATCGCATCCCGGTATTCCCGCACCGCCGGCTCCTTCATCAGCCTGCTGGCCGTCTGCGCGGCGCTCTTCTCACTGTACCCGGCACGGATAGCCGCACGCGTGCCGTTCATGTCTACCAACCACTCCCGCACAAAGCATTTCTGCTTCTCGCTGAGTCGCTTTTCCTTGTCACCGGCCACGCCTGCCGCCTCCTTCCTGCTGCCGAATACGTATCGTTGTAACTATTGTGCAATAGTTCAACGTTCCGTTATCACGGAAATGCAGAAATACGCAAAAAGCCCGGAAACCGCATAAATACACGATTTCCAGGCAATTCATTCAGTTAAAGCGTGCTCGTTATCACGGAAATACACATCTCACCAGCTCTCATAAAAGCTCTTTCTCATCTCATACAGCACGCTCTCTGTGATGGCGTGATCCAGCGAGATAGCCGTTACGCTCCTGCGTGTGGTCATCAGCTCAAAAAGGGCATGGCTATATGCACCTCCGATCATGTCGCAGGTGTAGCGGACTTTTTCCTGTATCCACTTCGGCTGCTCTGCCAGCGTCAGGCAGGTGTAGCGGATGAACCCCTGCTTTTCCTCCGGCAGCTTTACGCCCCGCAGCTTCTTAAAGCCCATCGCCGTCACCTCCCTCCCCCGGTTCCCCGGCACAGGCCACGGCCATTTCCTTCCTGCCGCCCACCTTCCGGGCGGGATCCCTGTCGGCGGGTATGTAGCGCACAAAATTTACGTTGGCCTCCGGGTCGTACCGCGTTCCCGGCAGCGGCGATGCCCCGGCAGGGACCCGCAGCGGCGCCGGCGAGTAGGTATACAGGTGCTCCACCCGGGGCTTTTTCATGTTCCGGCTGGTATAGTATTTCTTCTCATCTGCCGCGCCCCGCGCCTGCAGGATCAGGTACCGCGCCAGCGGGTAATAGTCCTTCTGCCGCCGCAGCAGCTGCACATCCACGTCGCCCAGCCCCCAGATATCGTCCAGCCGCTCTCCATATAGCCAGAATGCACCATCCTCCATCCGCAGGCCATGCCCGGAGATGATCACGTGGACGTGGAGCCGCACCACCTCGCCGGTTTCGCCGTCCCGCTCGCTGGGGACAATGACCCACTTGAGGATGTCCCCGTGCTTTTTCATCCGGTAGGCCAGCCGGTCAACAAGCTTCCGCGCCTCCTTCCTGGCACCCTCCAACTTTCCGCCGCAGGCGGCCAGTCCTTCATCGGAGAAGGACAGCCCCAGCAATGCGTCGCCGTGGCCATAGTTGCAGTTCAGGATCCGTGCCAGGGATAGGATCGCCTGCTGGCGGTTCGTCTCCTGCTTCTTTTCGCTGCTGCCCCCCTTGATCCGCGCGCCACGCCGGGAGGGTCTGCGCCCTACGTAGGTCTTGCGCCGCTCCACCACGGATCCGCTGGTGATTTTTGTGATCATGTACATGCCCTCCTTGCCGATCATGACTGCTCCTCCCTCTCCCGCGATAAAATAGCATAAGTCGCGCACATCCCGCGCGAAGCACCTTCGCATCTCTCATACCACCGGTAAAGCCGCCTGCTTTCCGCTCCGGAGGAGCCGTCACACCGTGCCGTTCCTCCGCCGCAAGCGCCTTTCCCGACGGACTTAGCCTTTTAACCAGCCCACAGATACGCGCGTGCGCGTACCGTGGGATTTGTTTTGTGGCTGCTGCAGAAGGCAGCAGTCACCCAGAGATACGCGTGCGCGTACCGTGGTGTCGGTGTGGAGTTGTTGCGGGAATTGCAACAACTCCCGGAAATGCGCGTGTGCGTATCTCCAACTTCTCTTACATATAGATGTATCCTTCAAACTCTCATATCGCCGCCCCGCTGTGCCTACGTCAGTCTCCCTCGCATCAGCGCAGGCCGACCACCCGGCCGGGCGGCTATATCAAAGATTGATTCTCTATTGACAAAATTCCCCCTGTATTGCACTATATGTTCTGTAGTGAAGGGAGGTATATATGGTCAACAAGGTGTTAAAATCGTTCGGTACTCTATGCGTTGTTACTTATGTCATCGTTACAGCCATCTCTCGAGAACCAACCCAATCTATCAGTTCCGCAGTTTCAATTTCCGTTGTTTTGTATGGCATCTACGCAACAATTCTTTGGAAATATAACCCGTTTGAGAATACCCCCTATATAGGTGGAACGTATAATGCGAAACACTGGTCTTCTTATGAAAATAGGCACGAGTCAGAAAGTACCATCGTAATAAAACAAACTCTTTTTAGCCTGTCATTATCTGAAAGGTCTTCAGCCGGCTGTAATACATCCATCTCAACTTCCTTGTCGCCCACAGAAGGCAATCAGTGGAGATTTGTGTATACCTAT